CAAATGAAGTTCCAAGTCACCGAAATTGAGTTTGATTTTGAGATGGAGGATGATGAGTATCCTTCAGATGATTATCAAAAAGCACTCAGATATGAAACTATCGGTCAAATCTGGGATGCTGATGATGGAGATGATTTAGTTGAAGAGATCACATGTGCTACTGGTTGGTGCATCAGATCCATTGATTATCGTCACATTCTTTCCTGAACCTCAAATGACACTCAACAAAGAACAATTCGCCAAACTGGTTGAGAATTATGCTAGTCACATTATCGAAGGATTAGATTCTGCTTCCCTTGAATTAATGGTCTTCGATCTACTCACCCGTGAGTATGAGACCTATACTGAAGAACAGATTGTAGGTGAGATCACAGAACTTTATGGTGAGGAAGTTGCCTATGAGTTTTATAACGATGTGACAGTTGCCGAAGTGTCCACCATCTGACCCAGAGCGACCCCTGATGCCCTATAATTAATTCATAAACCAAGGGAGAGAAACCCGATGAAGATCATCTACACCAAGCAGAATGCCAAGGGTGGGTATAATGAAGTCGGAATGACTGATCGGGGATTGTCTTCTGATTATTCGACAACTCGCAACTTCCTTCGTTATGGTTTACCTTCTGACTTCTATGGTAACACTGTGAGGTTGGAAGTCTTCTATGGTGATTCTATCTACCGGGCACCTGATAAAGTAATGTATGTGACAGTCTGAGAACTGGCACAAGGGGGACCCGATCCCCCACCCTGACCCTGTAGAATAATGGAATGAAAAACATCCACCTCCAGCACCCCGAAGATTCGATCCTGACCGGTGACCTTTCCGTGTTAGATTGGTTCTTCAATCCCGGTCATCTCAGTGTTAAGATTGATGGTGCTCCTGCTATTGTCTGGGGTCGCAATCCTGCAACCGGAAACTTCTTCGTCGGCACCAAAAGTGTCTTCAACAAAGTAAAGATCAAAATCAACGAATCTCATGATGAAATTGATGCGAACCATTCTGGCGAAGTTGCAAACATTCTTCACGCTTGTTTTGATTGCCTACCTTTTACAAACACCGTTTATCAAGGGGACTTTATTGGGTTTGGTGGATCTACTGAATACACCCCCAACACTATCACCTATCAGTTCCCAGAAGTAGTAGAACAAAATATAATCATTGCACCGCACACCTGCTATTATGCTGAGAGCGATCTTCGTGATGCTGTAGCACTGCCTGATCGTTCGATCTGGAATGATACTGAGACCGTCAAGTTCGTGCAACCTACGGCATCAATCTTTGCCGGTGCCGAATACTTTGCAGACCTTAAAGAGGTTTCTAAGTTTGCTAAGGTGATGGCTCTTGGTGTAGAATTTGTGACCCCTAAAGTTGCGGCACAAATTACAAAGCAACTCAATGCCTGTATTCGTGAAGGTAAGGAAGTCAATCCTGAGGACTTTGAGAATCCTATTCTGATTAGTTTCTGGAAGTTGGTTAAGTCGATTAAGGAAGATGCCCTATACCTCTGCCGCAATGATGGACCCCAAGCATACATCAATTACAACAGAATCGACTCTGAGGGTTATGTAATGACCAATGAGTTTGGTATGTTTAAGTTGGTTAATCGTGAGGTCTTCGCTTATGCTAACTTCAACCACGGGAGGTTTCAGTGTGCCAGTTAACTAACTGTCCACCATCTGACCCTGGGGACCCCTGATGCCCTATAATTAATTCATCAACCAAGGAACGACCCGCGCCTTAAAGACGGATCACCTAAACCAAATTCCCCCTGTCGATCACGGAGATTTAAAATGAAGAACAAAAAAGGCTTTGATACAACGGGCAAATCCGATCTTGAAGGTAAACAAAACGAAGATAATACTATTGAGATCTTGAATGATAAGAAGGTTTATTCCGCCACGGTAGAAAAGCGTGGGGGTACTAAACTTAAAGAGGATGCAGTTTCCGATCTTCAAAAAATCGGAATCAAGCGCATGGAGTCTATTCACAGTGGATCTCATGATTGGGGAAATATTTCAAGCGCAGTGAATGAGGGTCTGTTCGGTGATACTTTTGATGAGTTTCTTTCACAAGTAAAAGAACTTCGCCAACTGCCTTTCGATATTCGCATTGATGAAGAGTTTAAGATGAAAGTTGCTGAAAAGTTCGATTCTCTCTGTCCTGCAAGTTTTAATCACTTCAATTCTGAGAATATCATCAAAGTGCTCAATCGTGGATTGATTGAACCTTGCGGAGAAAACTTTGATAACGTAGTTAATGATATTAAGACGAAAAATCTTTACATTTACCCAGTCAATCGTCATCCAGTATTTGAATATGTGAACAAAGGATTTACTGCCTATTTAAAAGGTGATGCCCCCAAATCCCGTATGATTTTCTTCAAGGATTCTGAGGGTAATGAGTATAGCACCGACATCAGGATTCGGGTTTGTAATAACAACGGAATCAGTGCATTTTTGGGAACCAATAAGAAAAACCGCAATTCACAAGTTTGTATTAAGTTGCAACAGGATAGGGTAGGCGCCTTGCTGCGTTTGGTCAACCCCATGGTGGTCAGTTACTGAACTGGCACACCTGCCCCCTCTGGGGGGTCGGTGACCCTGTAGGATAAGTAAGAACCAAACGAAACCAACCCAATGCGCAAAATCGAACGCCAAATGAACGCTGCCATCACCAAAAGTGTTGATTGGAAGTGTGACAATACGGAAGTCGTTAACATTGGGGGTGTGAGTTTCGTTTATCTGCACGGCAATAAGATTGCTGAGGTGGGTGATACTTTCATCAGGTTGTATGATGGTGGGTATCAATCCAATACCACCAAGTCCCGCCTGAATGCTATTCTTCAGGAGCACGGACTTGGTGGTGAGGGTGTCTTCCAAAAGCAGTTCAATTGGTTCCTTCGTTCTAAGTTTGGAACTGAATTTACCACCATTCCTTTCTTCTCTGGAATGCGCCTTGCCTAAACTCTAAGGGGGAGCAATTCTCCCCCTCTGATTCACTCAAACTCCTTTCCCACTGATTAACAACGATGATCACCATTCAATTCTTCTCACCTTATCAGCAGATCTGGAAGACTCAACAATTCAAGACAATTGCAGAGGCACAGAATATGGTTTCATTCTATCGGAGTTGTGGATCACCCGCTAACATCGTCTGAGAGTATAGAGAATGGGATGCGCTCTAAAGACACCCTAACTCAAACCACACTGATTTACATTTTATCATGACTTTCGAAATTGCATCTGCTCTGCTGAATCGTGCCTCTAATGGTGAGGAACTCCTGCAGATCCTGGAGTCTATCGCATCGGATGCCCCCCAGGAGGAAACCCAGGACAGTTGAGCAACTGGCACACCTGCCCCCTCTGGGGGGTGGGGTCGCCTGTAGGATACGTAAGAACCAAACGAAACCGACCCGATGCCTACCGCCACCGCTGCTCAGACCGAAACCTACAACGGGTGGGCAAACTGGGAAACCTGGAACGTTGCCCTCTGGATTCAGAATGATGAGGGACTCTACCATGCTGCCCGCCAGTGCCGCTCCTATGCTGACCTTCTGGCGCTGCTGTGGGAGTGTGGATCGACTGAGACCCCAGACGGGTGCCGCTGGAACGACCTTAAGATCGATGCCGAAGCGATTGCCGAACTGATCGCCGATCTCTGAACTGTCCACCCTGCCCCCTCTGGGGGGTGGGGTTGCCTGTAGGATACGTAAGAACCAAACAAAGGGAAACCAAATGTCTAAAGTCTACGCTGTCATCGCTGGAATTGATTACGAGGGCGAGGTGTTCTCTACTCTGCGCCTGTTTGATTGTTTCTCCACTGCTACTGCTTACCTGGTGGAGCTAGAAGCAAATCATGATTATGCTTTGCTAGACACCAGAGAGGTGAATCTAGAATCTGCTCTGCTGTGTGCCGCCTGAGGCACTGGCACACTAGGGGGCAGGGATGCCCCCTCCGATGCTGTAGGATACTTAAGAACCAAACGAAACCGACCATGACCCAACTTTCCGTGATCTGCCCCTCTGCCCCCTGGGAAAACGAAACCACCGATCAGGACCGCGCCTGGGATCTGTGCCTCTCCCTCTCTGAGGAATATGGGTATGCACAGGTTCGGCAGGATGGGCGAATCATCGGGGAGTATCGGGACGGTCGCTGAACCGGCACAAGGGAGGGGAGGGATGCCCCCTCCGATGCTGTAGGATACGTAAGAACCAAACGACCCGGACCCCATGCTCTACAATCAGGCAACCGACCTCGTGACCCGTCAGACCGTATGGGTCGGAACCCAGGTTGAGAACCTGCCCACGTGGACCGGCACTGAATGGAAATCAAACGGTAAGGGGCAGTCCCTTGGCAGTGATTTCGACGGTCTCTCTGCCGTTTCGTTAGCAGACCTCGCCACCGATTTTCAGGGGTGGGTCGGTCCCGGTCACCGTTACTGGTGCAACCCTGAAGCAAAGCGCCTCTCCTTTCCTGCCTGAACCCCCCCTGCCCTCGCGCCCTTCGGGGTGGGGGGCAGTCCTTTTGTGCGTTCGTGGATCAGCAGTGCCCCGGTGGGGGGGTGCCGCCGTCGTCGCCCGGCGCGTATATAAAACCCCCTAACTACCCTAACCTACAACTGACCCAAATCGACCTATAAATATTGATCGACTCAAAAAATTCCCGAGACTATATAATTCTGAAAAAGGTAAATTTTAATCCTTAAAATGAAAAAAAATTCCGGCAAAAATTTTGAGGCACTACAAGTTGATTCAATTACTGGGGAGTATTATATTACAATACCCGAATGGATTGTGAATGATCTTTCTTGGTATGAGGATAGTGAGATAAACTTTTCACTAGAAGGTACAGATCTTGTATTAAGTGAAAAAGAGGAAGATTGACAGGACATAGATAATGATGTATGATATGTAAGTAATCATTTAAAATTATGGCTAAAGGATTCACAGTAAAAGCAAATGTCCCAGCGACATCAAATAATGAACCAGAATGGGACTACAATAAAGCAAAGGAAATAGTAAAAGGTAAGTCCATTGTCTTTTGCCTTCCTGGTAGAGGAGTTTCATATACCTACCTAAAGAGTTTTGTACAACTTTGTTTTGATCTAGTACAGTCAGGAGCAAGTATTCAAATTTCACAAGACTATTCATCGATGGTAAACTTTGCCCGATGTAAGTGTTTAGGTGCGAATGTACTGCGTGGACCAGATCAACTTCCTTGGGATGGAAAACTAAATTATGATTGGCAACTTTGGATTGATTCCGATATTGTCTTTAATACTGAAAAGTTCTGGCAATTAGTTCTAATGGAGAAGGACATTGCCGCTGGTTGGTATGCTACTGAAGATGGACACACGACTTCTGTAGCACACTGGTTAGAAGAAGATGATTTCCGCAATAATGGTGGAGTGATGAATCATGAAACTGTTGAAAGTATTTCAAAACGCCGTAAACCATTTACCGTTGATTATACTGGTTTTGGTTGGGTATTAATTAAACACGGTGTATTTGAGAATGATGGAATCAAGTATCCTTGGTTTGCCCCTAAGATGCAAGTCTTTGATTCTGGTGATGTTCAGGATATGTGTGGAGAAGATGTATCATTCTGTTTAGATGCAATCGCAGCAGGTTTTGAAATTTGGTGTGATCCTCGTATTCGTGTTGGTCACGAAAAGACAAGAGTGATCTGATGTCCAATAAGTATAATATCCTTTGTAAGGGGCGTAAAATTTACATAGATCTTACAGAGGAAGAATACTTCAATACAATGGAGGATCTGGCAATTGATTTTTATCGGACAGGTTCTCCAAATCCAAATGAAATTGAAACTGAAATTATTGGAGAAAACTAATGTCTAAACGTGCCTCATTGAATGGTAAAGTTATTATTGAATCAAACCCCAAAACCACTCGTCAGGGTGATGGGGCAAATACTAAGTATGCCGCAACTTCTCGTAACTTAGCTCGTAAAAAATATCGAGGACAAGGTAAATAATCAAAGCGGGCAATATGACCCGCTTTTTTTATGGGATAAATATTTTTTTACTTACAGTAGTGACTTGGAACGTTTTTCAATGGGTAGACATCTTCTGTTAGAGGTGTATGATGTTAATCATGACCTTATTAATGATGCAATTGCCCTTGAAGAAATAATGCTTAGTGGTATTAAACGTGCCGGGATGACTACTCTAAACGTCTTCCAGCACTGTTTCATACCTCAGGGATGTACTATAGTCATCGCACTCTCTGAGAGTCACGTATCGTGTCACACGTGGCCTGAGGAGGGATGTCTAGCAATAGATGTTTATACATGTGGTGAAGGAAATCCAAAATTAATCGCAATAGAGTTGTTAAAATATTTGAATTCTGATAATTATTCTCTTCGTGAAGTAAATCGTTAAATAGGAATAGGAGATAGCAACCTCCTTTATAAAAGTTCTGTTTTATTCATTAAAACAGGAGCTAAAATGTTATTCGAGTCAGGAGATTCTCAAAAAAGAATAATTCAAGAGGTAATGTACGATTATGCACCAAAGCATAATCTTAAAAAACAAACTGAATTACATGAAAAAATTCGTAATGATGAAGACTATGATGATTGGGAATATGGTACTGAACCAACATATGGTTCTTTATGGAAGTAGGTATAAATAAATAAAAACTCTGTTCGATGGCAATTCAAAGGATATCCCGATCATTTAAAGATATCAGTTTATCCTTTGAACCACATCCTGTGACGAAGGATCTACCAATATTAAAAAATGAAAATGCAATTCGCAGATCTGTAAGAAATATTGTAGAAACTATTCCAACTGAAAGATTCTTTAATTCACTATTAGGATCTGATATTGGAAGAAGTTTATTCGAATTTATTGATTTTGGTACTGCATCAGTCATTCAAAATCAAATTGAAATCTCAATTAATAACTTTGAACCAAGAGTTAATAATGTTAGAGTTGAAGTAGATCCTATTCCAGATCAAAATACAT